AGCATGCCATTCTGTGTAGGTGAGTGGTAGTTGCCACTACCACTAGAAAATGCTTTACTGTTGATTGGAATATAATTAAGCTTGGCATCGTGCAAAGATGCTAGCGTCTGATCATCTAGCTTAAAGTCGCTGGCTAGATTGACGCCTTTATTACTCCAGCGCATTTGAGAAAATTCCTGTAAGTAATTAAACTTCTTCACTACTCGGCTTTTTGTAGCAATATCCACATATTCCGTAGTTGCTCCGTACGCACCATTTCCTCCGGAGATATACTTGGACATATTGAATCTGCTCGAAATTGAAAGAATACGCTTACGGCGCTGTTCATAGTCTTCTGGAGTATTTGGCGCATATGTAAATGCTACTGCTTGCTCATACTCTGAGTACGAGTCATAGTAAGAAGATAGGTCAGACTGCGGCAGTATCCAGATTGTACCGCCCGGAACTGATCCTCCTTCTTGCAATGATTCGTAGCAATACCATGGGCTTCCAGTCTCGTCATATGCTCGGCGTAGCGCCCATGCAATTGCATCGATTGGATTGAGAGCAGGAACAATGAAAGAGATGTTAGCGGTTTGCTTTTCTGACTTTTCAATAGAGTCAGGATTATATCCAAGATCTTTGGTCAGAACACTAAAGACAAAGTCCTGAATTGTTCCGCTCCATGCTCGAGATATAATCTTAAACTTATTGTAAAAGACATGAGGCGAGATACCTTTGACAGTATAGACCTGCAAATAATTCTTAAACTTTCCGTATACTGGGTACTCCGAGATCAGAAACTCATGCTGAATGTGTTCTTCTTCACCAGTACTCCGCTGTTTCCAGATACTGACAGTTATCTTTTCCTGGCCAGATAGCTCTAGTTCTTCGAGCATATTGACAGGATCCTTAATATTGATGCTGATAAGCAGCGAAGGAGTGTATATGCTCTCAGTGATCGTGAAATCTGTGACTAGCGGATAGATGTCATATTTACGCCCAGCATGGTTGGTAAGAACCATTTCATGTACTCTATATGCTGTAGGATACGGAACTGTATCTCCGCGTAAACTGACATTGATATTCTTAGGCATTGATCAGTTCTCGAAATGTCTTTGCAAAATTGTAAATTGCTTCAGGACGAACTATTCGAAGATTTGCTCGCTCATCATTGAGCTGCATCTCGTACTCATAATTTGAAATGATGGTTAGCGCTGGATTTAGAATGTTTGTGCCCACGCCAGTAACCGGATCTATCGTTTCATCAATAGACCTATTGCTATAGAGTATATTACCCTCGCTATCCTCGTAATGGTGAGGAGCATCCCGATGGACATAAATCTCACCAATCTGCACGGATGCACTCTCATCGCCTGATCGTATCAATTCTTCAGAATTAAATGTACCATTTATATTTCTAAGCAAAATTTGACTGAGTTGCACATCTACAGATACAACATAGCCAGTAGCGCCAGAATCCATACCGGTAACCATATCTCCCACAAAGAATGTACCGCTAGCTCCTTCAACTGTTCCGGCTAATGAATTTCTATACTCTGTTCCGGTGGGCAAATTAACAACTGTGGGATATGTCTGAATAACTGTACCCGAGTATTCTTCATCCATATATGCATCAAACTCACCACTGCTCATTGGCCATGCCGATAGCCCAGACTTGAGCTGGTCATTCACCACAAAGAATGTCCAGTAATACTCTGGAGTGCCGTATAATGTATTAGATAGAATATCCGGCCTCTCGCCGTTATTGATCTGCTGATAAGTGTATATTGATAGGTCATCGGAATATAGATCCTGAACCTTCACGAAGCGAAAAAGATCTACTATTCGTGTATCGATACCATTACTTTGAAAGTCGTAAACCGCTTTAGGAAATTGTTGGAAGAATGACATGGTATTAAGCGATTCTGCCTTGATTTAGTTTCTCGATCTGCGATCTGTTCAGCGCTTTAACTTCCTGGAATGCCATTGAGACATCAACCTCAACTGGGCTTCCGTCTTCATGGAACATATTAGAGGATGAATTATACGTTGAGCTAAAAGAAGTCAGATATGACTCATAGATTGCAGGAATCCATATATTGCGCCCGCCGTTATCCAGAAAACTGATATACCATGTACCTGGATATTCCATGATAGTTTCATTACCGCCGGGATACATATTTTCTCGGAATGCTTCGACGATGGAGGTAATTGTCTCAGATTCATCCTCAGAGCGAGAAACTAGCTTAAACTTGAATGAAAAAGATCGAATATTCGAGTTTTGAAAATTGGTATTTGAATTTGGCGCGAGTAATTGCTTAGCACCAAAGTCAACTATACCAGATATAGATGAGGATGAATCTATTGTGGGCAATGCTTTAGCAGCAATGGAAAGTGCTGCAGCCGCATTCATGCTTTTGATCTTTTCCAATGACTTTGCAGATCCTGCAGCAATTGCTTTGCCCAGGCCAGCTTCTGTGCCACCCTTAACTGCTTCATCGACTATTCCACCGATCTGTCCTAGCTCAATAGCGCTATATTGCATTGAATCGCTAATTTCTAAACCGGGCGGCATCGGTAGAAAGATCTTTTCCCCAGGAACTCGGTCTTTTGAACAATGCGCAAAGCAAATAGCAGGATATTGCTTGCCTGCTACTGACTGTCTGAAATCTTTGGGAAAGACGAGCATAATCGTGGAGCTTAGATAAATACCTATTTATATGACTTACAAAGGTAAATTCACGCCGCGCAATCCATCTAAGTATCGTGGCGATGTCACGAATATAGTCTACCGATCACTCTGGGAAAGGCAGGTATTTCGCTGGCTAGACGAGCAATCTAATGTGCACTCATGGTCATCCGAGGAAGTTGTAGTTCCGTACCGCTGCAAGACAGATGGCAAAATGCATCGCTATTTCGTGGATGTTAAGATGACTCTTGCTGATGGCAAGACATTCATTATCGAGATCAAACCTAAGAAAGAGACGATTCCGACAGTCAATCCTGGGCGCAAGACTAAGCGCTTTATCACGGAAGTTATGACGTATGTTAAGAACATCAGCAAGTGGGAAGCGGCAGAAGAGTATGCTGCAGATCGAGGCTGGGCCTTTCAGATCTGGCATGAGGACACACTCAAAGCTATGGGTATCAGAATACTGACAGGGTAAGAAATTGCCTATAAATAGATGTTTATGGCTTCACTTTTTCAAAAGCTGCACGACGAACTAGCCAAATATGGCCTAGAAGAACGTTCTAAGCGCTCACGGCTATGGTTTACAGATCGCGTCAAGAGCTTGACTGGCAGAATCAACCGAAATGTTTTGCTAAAGGACGAAGCTCTAAAAATGAAGAAGACGCCTATATGGGGATATATGTATATGTTTGCATATGATCCCAAAACAAAGGAAGATATGCCTTATTATGATAAGTTTCCGCTTATCATAATGGTCGACAAAGCTCCTGGCGGATTCTATGGGCTTAATTTGCATTATCTGGCGCCCAACATTCGTGCGCTTTTTCTAGATAGGTTAGTCAATACAATGGTCACGGACGATATTCTTACTGAGCGCAGTCGTATCCGCTTAAGATATCAGATTCTTAAAGGCGTTAAAAAATATCGAGAGTTTGCCCCATGTTTTAAGCATTATCTTTTTGATCACATGAAGACTCGAGCATCGCTAGTTCCTGCCGCAGAATGGGACATTGCTATCTTCTTGCCCACTGAACACTTTAGCGGAGCATCAAAGACGAAAGTCTGGGCTGAGTCTAGGAAACAATATCTCAAGCAGCGCTAATACGACTATGCCATCTATCACTGATTTCGTAGGACAGCTGAAAAACAGAGAAGGTCTTGCCATGGCAAATCGGTATCGGATTGAGATGAGTATACCAGACTCCATACCGTATAATAGTGATATGCGCGTTCTGAACCTTCTTTGTGATGCTACTAGCTTACCTGGACGTCAAATCGCCACTTTGGATTATCAGGCACAGAAGCAATCAATCAAGGTGCCATATGGATTTTTGAATGAGGATGTGACATTCACTTTCTTACTAACGAATGATTACTATATCAAGAAAGTCTTCGATGCATGGGCTGAAGCAA